GTTTATGCTTTAGGTTAAGCTTCATCATAACTTTATTAAAGCGACCACGATATTTGTCATAAGTAAGATGAGTACCTTGTTGTCCATTTTGATCATTAAACAGATAAACACTATGCATTTGTATGGCTTTATCATAATTCTGTTTAACAAGCTTCTGGATGGCTGGATGAATAGGTATAGTACGATTACGGCCAGCATCGGTTTTCAGACCGCCGGTGAAGGACCAGTTATCTAAATCTATATCAGCTATCTTAAGAATAGCCAGCTCCTGAGGCCTCCAACCGCTGTATATGCCTATTAAAACCATATCAGTGAATGGATATGTTATGTTATCCCACAGCTTCATTATCTCCTCATCAGAGAATGGTACACGCTTTATTTTGGTTTCTCCACGTGATACACTTTCACAAAGGGCTGCATAATCTTTATCAACGATATCATTTTTCAGGCAATATCGATACATAAGATTATATAAGCTTTTCATACGTTGTTTGGTAGCTTCACCAACATTAGCATTATGTATTGTTCCTTCAAGATGATTAGCCCGGATATCTTTCATACGCATCTTGTGAAGCGGTTTGGAATGATTAAAAGCACTTATCCAACTTCTTACACCACTTTGAGATATTTTTAGAAAATGTTCAGAGCTCCATTTCTCGTATACTTCCTCAAATGTTATGTTATTGATTTCTATATCATATGGGTTTTCATTGTAATTAATAAGAGCAGTAAGAGCTTCCTGTCTTGTGGGAAAATATCCAATAGTCATGTAGAGCTGTTTGGTTTTTCCAGTTTTTTCATCAATATCCCAGCCTTTTGTTTTACGAGCAACCCATGGTTTACGTCTTCTTCCAGATAGCTTATATACGCTACCCATTCCATTAGCTAATTTCATATTATCATTCCTTTCGTTAATCGAAGTTGCACCGGTGTAACTTATTAATTGGTTAAATTAGAGTATAAAAATAACACCTACTTGCAAAAGTGGTGTCAGGAATGATATAATACAGCTTGTTCAGGGCGGTATTATATCATAGGCACAGCTTATGTAAGTATCGTGGTAAAGGCTCTTGTGTTGGTAGCACAAGGGTTTTTATTAACATTATTAAATGTAGAAAAAAGTTATATTTTATCGACTAAAAAGTTGTAAAAAAAGTGAAAAAAAATTGACATTCAACAACCATAATGTTATTATTTGATTGTGGTTCACGTTATGGAATTTAATGCTATAATAGGGTTTACCTAACGGCCAAAAATTCTTGTGAATTGATTAGTTGTAAAGAACATATTTAAATGTTCGTATATATTTTATGAGTTTAGCTAGTGATGTTTTTGGTGTGTACCAAAAAAGGTTCACTAGCTATTCTTCTTTTAATTGAGATTGATAATTTTCCCAATAATCTAGACACATTACACATCGTTTGAAGTAAGTGTTATCTTTAAGTAGTTCAGGTGTTGATTTCAAAAACATATCTTTGCAAAGAGTACGCATAGTATTAATATCAAGTAAATCTATATTGGCTAATATTAAAGCAGGAACTTTCTTAATGTCTTCTTGTTCTTCAATGCCAGCCTTAAGTTCATTAAAATTAGTATAGTGTGGCAATTTGCTAATTGTTTTCTTTACAGATGTGCCAAGTATTAAATCAATTGTGCTGTGCTTATCTACATATACTTTTAAGTGAGAATCTGGTATTAATGTGTAATTTGCTTTTTTAATATATTTATATACAGGCATAAGCAGATTGCAAGGTATAGATTTGAATCGCACAGTACACATTTCTTTAGCAGAAAAATTTTTGTTATCATAAATAATATCCTCAAATATAAGTGCAGTATCAACTAGACCATATCCGTATTTGTTTAGAATGTTATCTCGGTATCCGACAGCAATAGCTAATGGTTTTGAAGATAAATCCATATTATCAAGGTCATCTAATCCAACAATTATTGATTCTGCATTAGCTGAATCAAGGTTTTCATCAACAATTTTTCGAACAATGCGCTTAGTGTCACGAATTCTAATTGGAGATATTCCAGGAACAACTTTGTTAAGTGTACTAAATACTTTTAGATAATTATCTGTTTGTATTTCAGTAACGGGTATTTTTTGCCCGTTAGGAAGAATAATAGTATTTTTGGTTTCAATTAATTTACGTTCCCCTTTTTTAAATGATATAAATACAAAATGTTCGTCAATATTGTCTAGTTGTTCATTTGTAAGACAAGATAAGAAATCTGCTACAATGTTACGAATATTTTCATCGGTGAAAGAATATCCTAAAAATACTATTGGTGACTCAGAAAATAGAGTAAGCATTTTAGCAATAACTAGCTTTCTTGAATCAGTAAATTCTTTATAGTCTTTTTCAGTAATAATGATAGAATCGGCATCAGTGACACATCCATGTATTTTATAAATTTCTGCTGAATTATAACTGTCAGCGGAAAATAATTCATACTGGTGTCTGAAAACAGTGTAATCATTATTAAAAATCTCCTTTTCCAGAAATTGATCATAATTAGTGGTTATGACAGCAGAAACTTTATTTTTTAGGTTTTGGAATAATTCTTTTTCTTTGTTAAGATAATTCGCTGATTTTAATGGGAGCTTTTTAAAAATATTCGATAAGTACATTTTATAAGGTGAAACCCCTCTTTTAACCCAGGCAGGATTTTTGGTTTTAATAAAATTTAATTTAATTTTTCTGTCAAAGAAAGCTTCATTAAATTCATTTTCGATAATAGTTCCCATCTTTGCATTTATTTCAAAATCAGTAAGACCTTCGCGCCTATATTTGTCAATGTATTTCTGATATTGATATGAATCCTTATTGTACATATCAAATGATTTTTGTAAAAGTTCATTCCAATCTGGATAATCTTGCAAATATCTTCTTGAAATGCCTGACCCAACAAAAAGTACAGGCATGCGATTGCTTTTTACAATCTTATCTAATGCATTCATTGTTATTACCTCCTGTATTTAATAATATTGTTCATTCCCACATCTCCAACACATAAAACGTTGGTTCAAAGCCGATAACATAGTTGTCAACTTTAGTGCATATTCCGTATTTATTCCGGTAGCACTCTAATGCATCACTAAGAAATGTTTCAGTTACATTGAGATATTCTGCCATATCGTGTAATGTGCGGCAGTGAGCTTTGTAGCAATCAATAATACCTCTTAGTCCAACTTGCTTGTTATAAGCCCACAGGCGGGCACGTTGTTCCTGATTACGGTTAGAAGTATCAGACATATCTAATCCCATTCTTTCTTACAATCTTCAAGAGAGTAACTTTCATTTTTATCTGAACTATTCATATAATCTTGATATAGTTCTTCACAAAAATTATCATCAGTCTGCGTTAGTTTTTCGCTTTCACTCATAGTAATACCTGCTAATCATAGTGTTAATCAAAATATTAAATCTTAACCAAAGCGGTAACTTTAGCGTAATGGTAACTATTTATTAGCATACTTTTACTATGATACAGTTACATTTTAAGTCCAAATCTATTAGCTCTCAATTGAGCATATTTCTTTTGTGATAATTTGACAGGTAGCGAGTTATATGTCTGCATTATTCGTTGATAGTTAAAGCAAGGACATATGCAATATATAGCGGCATAAGAGTCAATTCGTTCTTTAAGCTCAGCTTGATTAAGAACATATGTGTTTCCTATCAGTCTATAGAATGACCACCAAGGATTATTAGCAGCACTAACTTGAAGTCTGTGACAACCAAAAGGATTTTCAGTCATATAGCTTGCTCCGTAGCAAAAATTTGGATTTCCACTTCTGCATTTGTCCCCATAGCAATAATTTAATTGACCAACTATTTTTCTATCAATAACTTTTCCGTTAATTATAACAAAAGATGATTTCCAATTTGCAACAAGTTCATATAGGCTGATAAAAGCAAGGTATTCATTAGGTCGGCTAGAATATATTGCTTGATGTAGAATAATACCATTATCTGTTTGCGTATGGTATTGAGGGGCTTGTTGTGCCAGTGTAACAGCTTTCATATAATTACTGGAAGATGATTTTCCAAAAGATACAGATATATACCAATTAGGAAAATTAATATGCTCATTTTTATTTTCAGTATGATTGTGTTGCTCAATTGTTTTATTAATATTATTTATCTGAGCAGGTTGCTCAAGATTAAATTGATTAGAAATTTTTAGTTGGTTTTCATTGTGTGTTAATGCAGATATTTCATTAGGTTTAGATATCTCTGTATATGTAATTGCATCAGATACAGAATTATTAGGCAAATAATGCGAAATATCTTTATTTATAGAAATAATATTATATTCGGTTGTTAGTACAGAACATATTTTATCAGCTTGTTTTTTATTACAAACTAAAGTCCAAAATGAATTATCTGTAAATTCAATAACTAAATAATATGATGTATAAAAAACATTTGAAATATCTTTTATATTATATATGTATTTTTTGCCAAGGAAAAAATCTAAAAATAAGCCAGCATCAAACAATCCAACAGTACAGGTTGATGATTTTTGATTAGGTATTCCGTGTATATAATGAACGTAAATATAAAATCTATTTTGTACTAAGAAATTGTACTGCTTTTTTAATGATTTTAAATCACTTTTACTAATTAGCATTTTATCCCCTCCTTTTAATCTGTTGCTTGTCTGTATTCTTCTATTATGTATAAAGTAGGTATAAAGCCAATAAAGTAATTATCTAATTTAGCATATACCCCATACTTTGAGCGATAGCACTCAATGGCTTCTAGCAGAAATTCTTCCGTTACATCAAGATATTCTGCCATTTCGTGAATAGATTTACAATTGGCTTTATAGCAATCAATTAGACCTCTTAAGCCTATTTGTTTGTTATAAGCCCATAGGCGGGCTCTTAATTCCTGCTTTCTGTTAGAAGTGTCTGACATATCTAATATATTGCCAGTGGAAGTGTAGAAGTGTCCAAGTTCCTCAGCAAGGACACAGGCTTTTTCTTTTTGAGTTCTTAAGTCGTTACTTATAGCAACAGTGCCATCACAATATAATCCTTTAATTCTTGTTCCCTTCAAATTGTAGTCATCATACACTGTAACATCATTATCATTTGCATTGGATAATAACTTCTCGTATTCTGTCAAATTAATTCATCCCCTTTGTTTCTCATTTATTTTCTGCTTAATTTAACAAAATTAGCAAATTCTTCTATTTTATTTAATTCTTCTGGTGTAAATTCTTCTCCGTCAAAATGAGCGGCTATTGTTTGCGGCTCATTAATAGTATCATCTGCTAGATAGTCAAGAGAACAATTAAAATAAGTACAAAGCTTTTTCAAGGTTGATAATTTTACATTGTCGCTTCCTTTTTTATAAAAACCATCTATTGTAGTATAAGGAACTCCAGATTCTCTTGCTAATTCTGCTTTGTTAATTTTTTTTTCTTTCATAAGTAAATCTAACTTATCTGTAAATCCCATATGTGTACCTCCGTTGTAATTAGATTGTAACTCTATTCATCATATTTGTAAATAAAAATTACCCCACAAAGTAAAAAAATTATCTTTTAGGGTTGACAATTACGACACAGGGTAATGGAAAGGAGTATTGAATAAAATTGTTTAATAATTTAAGTGCCGAAATGGCAAGAAAGAAAATGACAATCAAAGAACTTTCAAAAAAAACAAATATGACATATGAAAGCCTAAAAAATAAAATGGCTGGAAATACAGAGTTTAAAAGAAGTGAAATGCTTGCAATAAAAACTCAATTTCCAAATTTCACTATGGATTATTTGTTTTCAACAGAAGATATTCCAAGCAAGTAATATAACAAGGAGGTGAGAGAGGTGAGTCGAGAAGAAAAGATAAAAGAAATATTTTCTCAACGAATGAAGGGTTTTGCGGCATCTATGGAAGAGCTACCTCAAATTATTGATGTAATAAATGTTCTTTCAGATAAAGGAATTTCTGTGCATAAAGCACAAGCAATTTTATCAGATGCCGCAAAGATAATTAGTGAAGTGACAGAGTGTTAATTCATATTAGAATTGGCAACATCAACATTTTTAGCAATTTCATATGCTTCAATATATTTTTCTGCAAAGTCTTTAGCGTAATTAGCAGAACCAGAGTTTATATAAAGTGGCATATTATTTGAAACATATGCTTTTGCAGTTTCTGTCGCAACAGTATGATAAAACAATTCTTTATCCATAATAAGTCTCCTTTCAAAAATACTCGGCTACGGCAATAGCCTGTGATTAAAGTATAGGAGCTGTGACAGAATTAGGCAAGATATTCAAGTAAGTAACATACAAGGAGGTGAGAGCAATTGCGAAGAAAACATATAAGTACATTATCCGTGGTTATGAACCATTCATAGAAGAGAAAGCCAAGACATTTATGCAGGCAATATCAGCTATAAAGAAAATGAAAGTATCAGGCATTAAGTATTATGAGGTTATAAGGATACCATTTAAAGAGAGGCATCCTAGCTTCCCAATATATTTTTCAATAGTTGTGTTGATGATTATTAGTTTAAGAGGTTAAGAATGAATAGCATTAATTGTATTGAATATGCGAATGGCAGCAGACATACAGTAAAGGATTATGCCAGAATGGCTATTCAAACAGCCAGCAAGCGTGCATATCTAACTGGAGAGGGAGAAATGCGACAGCAGTGGGGAATTAGTACAGTTATTATGAATAAGCGTGCTAATGCCTGCCCTAAGTGCCTTCCATTTGTTGGAAAAGTACTTATAGATGATGTATGGAGCGGAGGTAAGGCATCGGATGGTCCTTATCCGCTTATGTCCTCTGCAATAGCTGCGGGGTTGTACCATCCAAATT